TGTATGATGACAGCAGGGGAAGCTTTGGACAAGGACAATGTTGCAGGTTTTAACTGTAGTTACTTACACATAGACTCACCACGATCCTTTGATGAGCTAATGTATGTACTTATGTGCGGCACAGGTGTTGGTTTTAGTGTTGAACGTAACTTCATAAGTAAGCTCCCTGTCATTGCTGAGTCTTTCCATCCATCCGATAGTGTCATCGTAGTGGCTGACAGTAAGATAGGTTGGGCATCAGCATTCCGTGAACTAATAGCCATGCTGTATGCAGGTAAAATACCTAAGTGGGACATGAGTAAGATTAGACCTGCCGGAGCTAGACTTAAGACATTCGGAGGTAGAGCTAGCGGACCTGAGCCTTTGTTGGATTTATTTAATTTTTGCATTGAGGTGTTCACTAAAGCCGCAGGACGTAAGCTAACATCAATAGAATGTCATGATGTTGTTTGTAAAATAGCTGACATTGTAGTAGTCGGTGGTGTGCGTAGGTCTGCTTTAATTAGTTTATCTAATTTATCTGACCCACGGATGGCTAAGGCTAAGATGGGTGATTGGTGGCGTAATGAAGGACATCGTAGGCTTGCTAATAACAGTGTAGCGTACACAGAAAAGCCTGACTTTGAGTCATTCCTGTCTGAGATGCAAAACATGTATGAATCCAAAGCAGGTGAGCGTGGTATCTTTAGTCGTGTTGCGGCACAAAAGATAGCCGCTAGGAATGGCCGTAGAGACCCTGAGCAGGACTTTGGTACTAACCCTTGCTCTGAGATTATCCTACGTAGTAATCAGTTCTGTAACCTATCTGAGGTTGTTGTAAGACCTACGGATACCAAGGCTATGCTTAAGGATAAAGTAGAGCTTGCGGCTATCATAGGAACGCTACAGGCTACTTTGACTGACTTTAGGTATCTACGTAAGTTATGGCAGAGAAACACAGAGGAAGAGGCATTGCTTGGCTTAAGTTTGACAGGCATTATGGATCATAAAGTATTAAGTAAGGACATTGCGTCAGTTACGTGGCTAGAGGATTTAAAAGATGTGGCAATCAAAACTAATAAACTTTGGGCAAAGAAGTTGGGAATCAACCAGTCAACTGCTATTACGTGTGTTAAGCCTAGCGGTACTGTATCTCAGCTTGTCGATAGCGCTAGTGGCATTCATCCTAGGTTTTCTAAGCATTACATTAGAAGAGTACGTTCAGACGCGAAAGACCCGCTTGCTCAATTCATGTTAGCCACCGGATTCCCCGTAGAACAAGACCTAATGAGTCCATCGTCCTTGGTCTATAGTTTCCCTGTGAAGTCTCCAGAGACTAGCGTTACAGTCAAACAGGTAGGTGCAATGCAACAGCTTAAACTATGGAAAGCCTACCAGAATCACTGGTGTGAGCATAAGCCAAGCATCACTGTTTATTATACAGATGATGAGTTCTTGGAAGTAGCACAGTGGATATGGAATAACTTTGACTTGTGCAGTGGGATTAGTTTGTTGCCAGTTAGTGATCATGTGTATCAGCAAGCTCCTTATGAAGACATCAGCGAGGAAAAGTATCAGGAGTTAGTACAGCAGATGCCTGTGGGTGTGAATTGGAATGACCTTGAACAGTTTGAACAAGAAGATAATACTACAGGTAGTCAAGAGTTAGCATGTGTAGGTGGAGCATGTGAAATAGTGTAGATAAAACTAAGGGGCCTTAAGTGGCCCCTTTTTTATTCTTCTCTAGTTCTTGCGGTCATCAAGCCAACGCCTAAAGGAGATTGTAAACCGCGTCCCATACTGTCTGGACGAGTATTAACATACTGCGTTAATATTTCTTTTGCGTCCCCTCTACCTTTTGTTTTTTCTGGTTTAGGTTTATTTTTTTCTTTAAAGTCTTTTCCTTGTTTTTGTGTTTGTTTTTTTGCCCATTTGTTGTTCATTATATCAATATGCATTGGACCTGCTACGGCAAGAACATCTGTTGGTAAAGCTCTTTCTATTCCTTTACCTAAAATAGGCATTTTCTCTAAAAAATTATGTACGTCTGACATATAAGCAGTTACTCTCCCATTAGGAAGCACTTTATAAATTGCGTTCACGCCACCTTCAACTACAGCGTTTCCTACAAAACTACTTTGAACCCAAAGTCCATTTTTTGCTACGTCTTCAGAGGATTTACTTAACACTTTAAACTGACTATCTTTTTTACCAGATTGCTTTAATAACTCTTTGTACAAATTTTCAGTAGAAGGTCTTTTAGGAAAAGCAGTAAGGACTTTTCTAATTGTTTTATTTACAGGGTTCTTAAAAGCAAAGTCTTGTAAATGGTTTCCAGAAGCGCCACCACTAGGTTCTTTGAATATAACTTTTGTAGGTCTATCTGAAGAAATTCCCCAAGCTTCTGTAATATGTTCATAAGCTTTCTTAGAGTCTTTAGGGGAAGTGTATTGTCTTTTACCATTAAGTTCTGTTTTTGTTGCTTTAACACCTGACTGAAAAGATTCTAAATTTAAAGGTTTATAGCCTTGTACTGTACTAAAGTCTTCAACGTCAATAAGAGAAGAACCTACATTTCCTTGTCTTCCAGATTGCTCAACAACATGTCTATTATAAATAGCCTGAGCCATTGCTTTTTCAATGTCTCTAGGTGTTGAGTTTGGATCATTTAAAATACTTTTAATTTTCTTTTGGCTTTGTCTTGCAATTCCTGTTTCAGCGTACAATGCTCTAGAATAAGGATTTAAGATACTATCAAACATAGACACAGCGCCGTCAGCAACCCATTGACCCATCCCTGTTGCTCTTTTACCCGCACCTGCAATATTAGAAGGAGTTATTTCTTTTCCTGTAGCCTTTAACAGTTTTTCTCCTAAAAAATTTTCAAACGTGTTAGCAGAAATTTTATCAGGCCCATAATAATTTTTTATATAATTACTAACTCCAGAAGCCCAAGCACCTTTGTTTTCTTTTGCTCCTTGTTTTAGTAAAGAACCGCCTGTTCCTACACTAAAAATATTTACTACATTTTTAACTTGTTGCCACTCTTTAGGATTTTTATCAGCCCAACTTGCTACAGCTTTCCCTGTATCGCTGTCTAATACCCCTTGTACTGATTGGTTTGCAAAATCTTTAACAAACTCAGGAACGGCCCAACCAACTGTTGCACTTAAAGTTTCTCCAACAACATCACCAACCGCTCCCGCGCTTTCTCCTAAAAAAGTAGTAGCTACATGCATAGGATCATACTGGTTAAAACCCATAAAATCTTTTTGAGGTTCAGTAGACTCAATAACATTGTTTAATCTATTTTCTAAAGAAGATAATAAAGTGTTTGATTCAGCCATTTAACTATCCTATTGTCTAAAGTAGTTACGTATTTCCGCTTGTTCCTCTTCAGACAAAGCATCCATTGTGTCACTAACAATAAAACTTGCAAACTTTTCCATAGCTTCAGGAGATTTAAAAGTCATCTTTTCAAAAGCAAGTAACTTGTTTACAGCTTTAGGATTAGAGGCGGCTTTAGCTAAGAATATAGGAGCAGTTAAAATTGCACCGGAAGTTACAGCGGCTCCAAAAGCTCCTCCAACTGTAGCACCTGCTCCTGCTCCGGCAACTGCGGCATATTCTTTGTTTCTTAAGAATAAAGTACCTAAATTACCTTCAGGTCTTTTACTAGCTTCAGCAAACAAATTAAATATTTGCTTTACTCTGCCGTAATCTTGACCTGTAATAATTTTTAATCTTTTATCTTGATCTGGTTTGCTAAACTGTGACGCAAGTTTTTTATACGTTGAAATATCAAAATCAGGGGACGCTATATCAGGAATTAAGTTTTTAATAAAAGATTGCTTTATAACTTGTTTTGCTTCTTTAGCTGTACCATAAGCTATTTCAGAAGGTAATCCTTCTCTTTTACCTATTTGTCTATAAGCTTCATCTATACTACCCATGAAAGTTTTAACTTTATCGCTATTAGTTTGAGTAGTCAACATACGACCCAAAGCTTCAAAGTTACCTTTCTCTGCATTTAATATTGTATTTTTATTAAGTACCGGAAGTAACCCACTCATTCCTTGTTTGTAGGATTGTTTAAGTAATTCATATTCCTTTGCTACTTTAGGATCAGCTTGTTTTAAAGTGTTAATAAAAGACTGCTTTAGAATATTTTGTAATTCCCCAAGCTCTCTATCAGCTACAGCGTTGTAGTTGGAAGATTTAATATCTCCAAATTGACGCATTTGTTGTGACAACATTTTATCAACTTTTAATAAAGACTGAGCAGTCATATTTTTGTATTCTAAAGTTCCTGATAACTGATCTTTAATAAACTTTACGGTGGCGTCATCTAAAGTAGAAACTGCTTTACTAACAGCTTCTCCTTCAATCACATCTGATGTTATTTCAGAATTGCTTTTTAAATATAACTCTAGTTGTTTTTTTATTCCTGCTGTGTTTACAGTTCTGTTTGCAACTCTTTGACTAATAGAATCTAAACCTTCACCATAAGAATCACTAAGTGCTAAACGACCTGCGGATATAATGTCAAACATTGCTTCCCCTAGATCAGAAGGTGCTGTTCCTGTTCTTAAGTCTACAGAGTTAGCTATGTCATTTAAAGCTGACTGTGCGGCTTGGTTTACTTTAGCTACGTTACCCGTGGCTTCCTTGCCTGACAAAAGACCTGCCTCTCCAATCTTCTCAGCAAAAACAGCAAGACTAGAGGCTTGTCCTGTTTGATAGCGTGTTAAGCTAGCTCCTCCTTCTTCCAGAATCTTTTGAGTTGCTTTTAAAGACTCCGTAGATCCTGTTTGTAAACCTTCCTTCATTATTTCTTCAGCTACTTCCTTTGGTGTGTAACCTAAGGCGGCCTTGGCTGACAGATACGCAGGTTTTAAAACTTTACCTAGACCTAAAGTTGCTACGTCAAATCCTGCGGATATTAAAGATTCCTTTACAGCTTCTTGGAAATTTAATTCTTTATCTTCTAAAACATCGGATGTTAAAGACCCTGCGCCTGATCCTACTGAACCACCTATAATACCTCCTGCTATCATTCCTGCGGGACCTAAAGGAATACCAGCGGCGGCTCCCGCAAGGCTTCCTCCAAGACCTAAAGGTATCTCCATGTTTTTCTTTAGGAAATTACCTACGTCCTGATACCAAGGTAAGTCTACTTCCTGACCATCAGGAGTTACTTGTGGTGCAAAGTCCTCAAGAGTAGCCAAGCCATTAGCAATAGCTTTATCCTGGATTTCTTCCTTGCCTACACCTACAGGAATACCTTTGATAATTGTACCGTTTGGAAGACGTATGTCTTGAGTTTGACTCATTATAAATCACCCCAGTTTATTGCTTGTTCTTTAGTTGTAGGTTTTTCATCTTCCTTTAACAACTCTTGAACAAAAGCATTGTATTCTTCAAAGTTTTCTGAATCAGCGTAAAGTTTAGCTTGTGAAATTCTTTGGTTCATATCTTTAATTAATCTTTTAATAATAGCACTGTTGGCTTCATTTCCTCGTCCTACTGTTGCCGCTATTTCTAACAAGGAAGCTCTTTCACCTTCAGAAATAACACCACCAAAGATAGGCTTTAATGATTTATAAACTTCCATAGCTAACACACGTTCAAAGTCTGCTCTATTTCCACTGGTTAAACCAAAGAAATCTTCTATACCATAAGCCGCTATGTTGATAGGGCCGCCTGTTGGTAAAGTTTCAAGTATTTTTTGAGCGTCTTCAATGTTCTTTTTATTATCAAGTAAAGCGGGTAAACCACCAACTGCTTGAGCTTTGTTAGTTATAAATGTTTTTGATTGCTCTCTAACTCTTGATGTTTCAATCATTCTTGATTGTTTTTCTTCTGAAGTTTCTCCAGAAGAACTAACAGGGGTAATGTTTCCTACAGGTTGAGCAGGACCATTTGGATCAACAGGGGAAAGAGATGTTTTTGTAGTTTTAGTTCTTGGATCTTTTACCTGTGTTCCATAAAAATAATTACCTGAAGAATCCACCCAAGTATCTGATCCTCCAAACTGAGCAGGAGTTCCTTTTGTAGCGTCAGGTAAAAAGTCTTTTAAGTTTTTAGCTGTAACTATACCTGATTGTACTAACTGAGCAAGCTGAGGTTTGTCAGGATATTTTTCCTGTACATAAGTAGATAAGGAAACTCTATCAGCCATTTCCTGATCCTCAAGCTCTTGTTTTTGAGCCATAGCAGATTCTTGAGCTTTGATTCTGTCAGCCATTTGTGCCGCACGTAAAGGATCAAAGCGAGACACAACACCGACTAACTTCTTCATATCCTCCATGTTGTTTAAATCTAAACCTGACAACTCTGCTTGTAGTGCTTCTTCAGGTGTCGGAGGGATTTCAAAGCCTCCTAGTTTACCAAAAAGCTTACTTACGGCTCTACCGCCAGAGGCTATAGTTTCTACACCTTCTCTACTTCTTTGTGCTAATCGTTGATAAGGGTCTGAAGATACAGGTCGAATTGGTTGTGTAGGAGTTCCTGTTAATAAACCTACTAAATCTTGATATGCCATCTTAACCTCCTGCCGCAACTGCGGATTCGATAGTACCTAATAAGTTATTAAAGAACCCGCTTCTAGCATCATCTTTATCTGCTTGAAGACCCATAAGCTCTAAACCACTTTTTCCATAACCTGCTTGCTCATCAAACAAAGTTTGTAGCATTGATTTAACATTTAAGGCCGCCCCTGATTCTCGTCCGCTTTGTGCAAATCCTGCTAAAGGAGTAGCTGTTTCAACTAACTTAGTTAGTTCTTGCTGGGGTTTATAACCTAGACCCAAAAGACCGCTAGCTAGACCATAAGCTTGCTGTCTGTCTGCTTGAGACTGTCCATAAGCATTATAGAAAGCTTCATTACGTGCTTGTTCCTGAGCTAAAGCTTGTGCAAATTGCTCTGGACTGCCACCGTATTGAGAAGTCATTAAGCCTAGTCTACCTTGACCCAATAGTCTATTTTCTAAAGCAAGCTGCTGACGTTCTTCCTCAGGCCGTTGTATAGCTCTTATTTGCTCATATAAAGCCTGTTGTCGCTCAAGAGGATCTCCGCCTAGCTCATCTAGGAAACTTCCTGACATGCCAAATAAACGGTCTTGTATAGCTTGTTGTTCGGGAGACAAGTTCATGTCAAACCCACCTTCAGCAGTACCTTGTACTCCGCCTAAGCTAGATGTAACACTAAAGGGTACAAACTGTGACTGCTCGTACCCTTGCTCACCTACAGCAGTACCACGGTTTAACATGTCCTCTCTAAAATCTTCCATGCGCCCAATGCGCCTTTTTGCATTTTTATACTCTTGACCTGAGCTTAACAAGTCCGATAGAAAACCCATTAGTAACTCCCTCCGCTAATTGTACCTGCTAAAGTTCCCGCAATATTTTCGGCTGATAGTGTAGGGACTGTGACTGTCCCTGTGAATGTTGGCCCTGCTAAGTCTGCTTTAGTTGTGACAGCCGTAGCAATGGCGTTAAACTCTTCGTGTATTTCCGTTCCTTTAACTATTTTAGCCGCATTACCAGACGGCAAAGTATCCTTAGACGCAAAGTCCGTAGTTCTTGTATAATTACTCATTAAATAAGTCTCCCTAATAATACGTTAATGTCAATTTTTTGTATGGAAAATTCTGATCCGCTAATTGTTGATTCTAAACCTACAGTAACTGTTGTTCCATGTCCTGAACCCTGTACGTTAGGTACTTGTATTTCTGTTCCTAATGAGTATTCAAAAGAAGGCTCAGTAGCAGGAACTCTAGCACCACTAGGGTTAGTAGGGTCTACCAATTTTTCTGTAAAATCAGCAGTTGCTCCTACAGGAGTATTTACACTAGAAATACCGTACTCTGCAACTCCGTAAAAAGCTGTAGTTGCATTAGTTCTTGTGGATGTAAAAGTTTGTTTGTAGTAAGAATCTGAATAATCATATCCCCAATTAAGAACGGATTGTGCCGCCGCATCCCCAATAATTGTCATTTTAAACTTTTTAAGGAATTTAATATTAGATGAATTTCCAAAATCTAACGGGTTGCTAAAGTATGCTAATTGATAGGAAGATGTGGAGTAAGTTTGTGTTGACCCTACAAGAGTACATAATTTATCAGTAAAGCCTCTGTACTCATAAATACCCCCTTGTCTTCCCATGTATATCTTACCGTCCTGTGTTCTTGTGTAACACAAAGCAATAGGAGTTGACCACGTTGTAACCCTGTGTGATCCATCAGGTAACGCTTGTCTCATGTCAAAACAATACGTTATATTGTTATTAGGTAAAGTTAAAAGATAAAAAGCTTCCTCTGGGCTGTACATAGACTTAACAGGAGCTAGTGTAGAGTCTGCAATTCTTTCCTCATTGACATAACGTACTAAGTCATTCCTGACGTTTCTGCTAATGTCTCGCATGGGCATAGACTTTTCCTGTATAACTCTACCAAAGCTACGTACACCTGAATCCGATAGGAATATAATGTCAGTACCAGTGTGTTGTACAGAGTCTCTAGCAACGCAACCTACGCCCTCTACAGTGTCATGTAGTTTAAAGACA